ACCATCTTGATTTAATGCGTATATCTCTTCATTAGATGGTGTATCATCATAAACAAAAAACTGTGATACGTTCTCTGGATATGCATACAACTGAGACCAACTGCTTCCAGAATTATCCGATCTAAATAAAACTGTATCTAAAGTTCCAGTATCCTTTATTAACGCATATATTTTATCATTATCTATAGCTTGTAATTGTACTATAGTATGTGCAGATCCCGTTGGGCTTGATGTAGCTTGCGTCCATGTGACTGGATCAGTTGAATATGTTGTTTCATCTATAATTGACCCAGTATCCTTAAAAATCAAAATACCATCGTTTGTCCCTGCAAAAATTCTACCTGTTTTTGCAGTATTTATGCTTGTTAAAATTTCAGTTGATAATGATGATGTTTCTTCTACAAATGTAAAGTTGTTCTCAAATGAATATTGAAATTTTGTTCCTCTTAGAATCTTTGCATTTTCAGCAGTTATATATATTTCCCTGTAACTATGAGCAACCAATCCCAATGGTGATGAAGTAAATGACGATGGAAATTGTCTTTTTGGGCTTAATCTATTAGTAGAAAAATCAAATTCATACAATCCATTTGTAGTTAATATAAAAGCATATCCTTGCGTGTTATTTACAGTTGGGTTTTCATCTGTTACTAGAACTAAATCAATGGCATCTCCGGTTACACCATCCCCAGTTAATGCATATTCTTTCCAGTCTAAACCAGCTAGATTAATATTTGATGCGTCTGATGAAAGCCTATCATATTTAATATCAGATGTATAAAAAAGTTTATCTCTCGATATTGCTGCATAGTACGCTGTTGTATTTACTATTATGGATTTTATTTTTGTAATAGGCTCATAATCCGCAAATATATTTGTTGGATTTTTTTTCCAAACGATATCTTCAGCTGCTTCTTGGCTTGAATTTAATGTTTGTAGAACGTATTTAAAATCATCACCAATTACGATTGCGTTATCAACATTTGGTAATAAAATATCATTGAATGCTTTTGAACGTTCAATTGATACACGTGTATCATTTGCTGCTTTATAATATTTAACTATATTGCTCGAATCTGAGGTAGAGAGGGTTTCCCATGTATCAGCTTCACCTGCCAATGTTGACCTCAACAATGTTTGATTAGTACCAACTGCCCAAACGTGAGCGGAATTTCCAGTTACAAACTTAATTTTATTAATGCAATTACTACCATTATAAACAAGTTGCCAAGTAAGAGCACCATCTGCAGATTTGTATATTTTTCCATTCTCCGTTCCAACTAAAACTATATCGTTGTCATCTTTATTTACAGCAATTGCCGTTGCACAATCATTAAAAAAACTTGCCGGGAATGTACCCCAAGGTATAAAATTATTTGAATTTGCCTCTTTTTTATAAACCACAGCTGTTTTACTCGATGCGTTTGAAGCAGTAGTTATAACTGGCAGGCCGTATTTATTGAATTTTTCCCAAAAAACTTTGTCTAGACCAGGTGTAACCTTTCCACCAACTACATATGCCTCATCTGCATTGACCCATTCCATATCAAACGCTGTAATCCCTATTGAATACGCACGTTCAAATTTTATACCGCCGTTTTCTGAAACATTTATAAAAGATGCAGTTACATTTGCAGGTTTATTACGTTCAACTACTAATGTATATACTGTTTTAGAATCCACGTGTTGTACGCGGTATCCCATAACAGAGCCCTGTAATAAATCTTCAGTTTGTTTAAAAGAAGGCTCATTGACACCACCAACATCTTGTGATGTTATTATATAATCATATTGTCCTTGAGCAATGACTGAGCGATTCCCCTGAACGCTTCTGAAGTCTTGTGTATCGGTACCAGCTATAAACACATTTGGTATTGTTTCACCAGTTTTTAATCCAAATGTACCAAAAGATGCAGCATCAGCTACAAGTCGTCCATCAATATTGGTATTTCCGAATATTTTCATTTTTTCTCTCTATAATGTAGATAAATTTTATGCGTAGGTTACTACTATAAATATTGTTTTTAAATAAAAAAAAATCCCCACAAAGGGGGATTTTTTATTATATTTTTTTTCTAATTAGAATTGCAATATTGCATAATCATATGATATCGTCAATGTAATTTCAACTGCACTTTCGGTGCCCCAGTCAAAATCGCCAAAGTTTGTTTCTTTGATAAATGCACCCTTTATTGTCCATTCTTCTATTTTATCACCGACCGGGCCAAGTGTATTGAATGTTATATCTTTTTTGTAAAAGTCTGCATAACCATCTCTACCTGTTACCGATTCGTGTGATAATCTAATCCATTCTAATGTTGCTTGCGCCGCCGAAGGTACAATCGGATCATATAATTTTATCTGCAAATCTTGCCATTCACCTTTACCCTTTAATTGACGCTTAACATTAATGTGCTCCATTGTAACCTTGCCGAAATTAATATTTGGTCTTTGTGCTGCCTTTATCAAATATGCAGGTACACCTTCGATATACATTATAAATCTATTTAATACCTTGGGCTCAAAGGCAGTAAACATAATTTCGGTAGGGCTTAAAAGTTCGGCCATTTATTTCTCCTTAATGTCAAATGTTATTTTATAATAATTATATAAATTTAAAAATATTATTCTGGGAATTCTGCACCAGTTGGTTGAATATTAAAATCAAGTATAATAAATTCAGCCGTCCGGGTTGGTTGTAAATACAGTTGTCCATACATAATATTTCTATCGATTACATCCGGAGTATTATTTGTTTCATCCATAATAACTCTGAATGCAAATAATCCTTGACGTTGTTGAATTGATTCTAAATATGGTGTTACGATATTTAAGAATCTATTTCGTGTTGCTGCGGTATTTTGTTCAAACACTAAGAATCTTGTAGAAGCTGCAATAAATTTCTTAGCGGCTATTAACAATCGTCTAACATTTATTCTGTCTAATGCAGACGGTCTTCCCTGTAGTGTCTTCTGCCCCCATACACAAACTCCTTGACCCGGGAAGGATGCAATTGGATTGATCCTATTTTCATAAAGACTATCTCGCTGTGTTTGGGTTAGTCTTGATTTTGCTTGAATAACTTCAGTTAAACCACCGCGATTCAAACCAGCAGGTGCAAACCATTCAGCTGCAATTCTATCGCTAAATGAAATTACACCGGGGAGCACTACAGATGGTGGTACCCAAACTGGCTTATTTCTATCAGTATCTACTATTTTTACCCATGGGTAATACGTTGCAGTATAGCTAGAATCAAAACCAGCAACAGTGCTAACTGCATCTGTTATTGATGCATCATATCCAGCAATGTCCATAACATAAAAAGTATCTCCTCGTTCTTCTGCTATATCTTTCGCATATGTTGTTATTGCTGAATGTAACGAATGTAAGACACCCGGTGTTATTACCATATTGATATCGAATTCATCTTTATTTGATACAGCGTCTAACGCTTTTTTGTATGCGGTATATCCAGCAGCGGATGTTGATGATATATCAAATCCTTGCGTATTTCCAGCTGTTATAAACTGACCAGTTCTTTTCTGTAGGTTTGGCTTCTGTCCATCAAATCCACCCTGCAATGGAACTATAAATTTTCTACTATCTAATGATGTGTTCGATGTTAAATCAATAGATCCAGTATATGGTGATGCTGCTGATGGGAATGCCGCGCCAAGTGATTGGCTGTAATCGGAAAGAACAAAATCAACATTATTTCCGGTTGATAATTGAGAACTTACTGGCAACGGTGCTAAATAATTTACGTTGTCTGTATTTTGGAAATCAAAATCAAATCCCCAATATTTTCTTTTATTATATGTCCCACCGATAGTTTGACCTGCAACATATGTTGCGGCAACTGGTTGTGTAAACGTAGATGGGATTGGGCTATATAATGCTCTAAATCCAAATGGAACAAGCGATGGATCAATTGCACCATTATTAACCGCTTCATCTAATTGAACACGCACAAAATTAGATTTGTTTGGATAATCTCCCAACACACTAACTTCACCAGCTTCATTTACGGAATAATATCTGTCTCCAATAACTCTTGCTATAAAGAGCGGTGAATTTGGGTCTAAATTACAAGTAAACTGTTCTACTATTGCTGGCCTTAAATCATCATCTTCGTGTGTGAACGGAGCATTTTTTATGTCACTTTGATCTACATATCGTACTATAACATCAAATTGCCCATATTGTGACCCAGCGATTGTTCCGGCTGCTCTCACATTCGCGATTCCTATTTTCACGTCCATATTTGTGGCAGAACCATCAGAAAGATGAACAAGCTTGAATAAATTCATTGTTTGTCCACCTACTTTTTGGGATGTTATCCATGGCGTTTCTGCTGGTAGATATGTATTTTGAAAATCAAAGTTATCAAGTGCAGATCCAGTTTCAATCGTAATTGAATCGAATCCGCTTTCAATTAAAGCCGCTGCTTTGTTTGCAAACAATGAATAATTGTAAACGGGGCTGGTTCCTACTGGGCTGTATCCAAATAGCTTTCCAATATAATCTGTACTATTTGGATTGATTGAACTTGAATAAGCTGTTCCGTTTTTATCTGTGGCATTTGTAAATGTAGACGTATCAGTTACGAATGAACCCGATACAGTTAATACAAAGGATCCTGCGGTTGTGCCTTCTACAAAAGTGGATTCTTCAAATAAAGGAGTAGACCCATCTGTTGTAACAACGAATGTTGGGTGAAGCATTGAAATTAAATGTGATTCACTTCCAGAATTTGCAACAATAGCAATTGGATTAGTTAGTTCATACCCACCAGTTCCTAATACTCTAACAATCGTAGCACTTGGTGCGTTAGTTAAATATGATTTTGCTGTATATGGTAGGTATGTATTTTCAGAAAATCCACCAAATCTGGTAACAAATTCTCTAAATGATCCCACCGGTGTTGGAACAAACGCAGGACCCTTTATTGTTGGTCCTATTAAAGCAGCACCAATTTGCGCCACTGCTTGGGGGAGAAATGACGAATCAATTTCTCTTGAAAATACACCAGGACTTACAATTCTTTCTGCCACAATATTCTCCTAAATTAATTGTTTAGTTATTAGGTGATTCCTCGGATTTTGGTTGGAATGTTCCACTTTCCAAGTCTAAAACACCATCTCCATATTTTGTATTAAATTCTTGAATCATCTCTTGTTCTTCTTTTCTCAATTCTTCGTATTTTTTCCAAGCTTCTTGTTTAACTTCATTAATAGCGTTTAATCTATTTTCAAGCGCATTTTTTTCTATTTCAATTTGCCCTAATTCAGTAGAAAATGCGAAGTATTGATTTTGAATTTTCTTAATTTTATCCATGTCTTCTTGACTAAATTTGACTGCTTCCATAAAACCTCCATGTTAAAAAAATGTCTATTCATTTAATAAATATTATTTTTTTTTTCAAAAATCATTATTATTTAGTGTATCGCTATAATATTTTTTATCGTTTGGTCCTTTTCTGTTATCTCTAAAATCTTGGTCTATTTCACTGACAATTTCTTCATTAAATACTATACGCTTTGTAGCTAATCTTCGTTTTGTCACAACTTCTCCTGTCACTGATTCCCTAACAAGATATCCATATGTTTCAATATCAAATGTAGCTCTTACTAATCTGTCTTCGTTTATATTTGGTAAATTGTCTATCGTATAATTATTTGCATATGATCTAAATTTATAATTATTTTTATCGCCAAATGATTGACCCTCATAAAAAATCATAGTTTCAATTAAATCATTTAGCTGTGATTGGTATTCACACCAAAATTGAAATTCATATGTTATTTTAACATAATCCGGCGGTTGTATTAGATAATATTCATTTTGACGAGTTGCTCCGATTTGCGATGAGAGTTGATCATATCTAAAATTTTTATCATATTTAGATTCTGCTAAATAATACAAATCTTCAACTGGTGATACTTTGTTTCTTTTCAATTGCTCATCGATATCTACCGTTGATCTTCTAAATGCGATTACCGGTATTAATATTTTTCCTTTTTTATCTCGTATATATCCTTCTTTTTGAATGTTTGCCCATTTTTCAGAATTCATATACAATATAGGAACATCCACAATCTGATCGTTTTCTACAACTTTTGGTTTTATAACATTTTCAAAAAAAGCTTTTATTGCAAAGTCAATGTCATATAGACTTACACTCGGGCCCTTTACTTTATCTTGGTCTCTTCTTATTTGTGTATGTCTGGTTTGGCCCAATTGATGGTTGGGTCTGGTTATTTTATCTTTATCATCAATAAAAGAATCAACTGTTCTTTTTAAAGGTGGTCTATATTTTTGAGAATTTTTCATAATTAAAAGTTATTTGGTAAGTTGTTTTCTTTATTGATTCCAGATCTGACTTGCTCTATGTTAAGTTTACTGCGTCTTGTTATGTGCCCCTGTGCTATAATGGAAAAATTTGATCCCCATTCTGTGCCCGTTGATGCATAGTCTGGATTTTTTCCTAAAATATACTGGTTATCTATTACGTTATCGATTTCGTAATATTCTCCATTATATTCAACAAGATCACCCACTTCAATTACAATTTCAACATCTATAAGAATATCACGTAAAAATTGAAATTCTATTGGCTGTAAATAATCTATAGTTGGATTGTCAAAATTATACTGTTGATTTGATCTGTTTATTAAACATGGAACTTTAACACCAGAATAATAAACTTTATTATCTGCTTCTTCGTAAATATTTGTATTTGTTTTTTCTAAGGATAATTTAAATATACTAACTTCAATGTCAATTATATCTACAATTAACTCCTTGTTTAGAGTATTAAACAAACTTATATCTCTATTTTTACCGTATAGTGCCATTATCCAATATATATTTTTAAGGGTACATTTGATAAAGTTTCTCTGATCGCATCAGATTCTAACTTCTTTTTTTCAAGTTGTGTTTTTCTTGAAGTTTCTTCCAGTGCTGCCTGAAGCTCTTTAATTAATCTCTCTTTTTCAACAGTTGCAGAATCAATTAATTCGGAATAATTTAGAGTTACTTCTGCATTTGGTATGGGAATTTCTAAATACTTACCACGTATGTATCCTAACATTTCTTTACATAGTGCTAAGAAATACGAATATATCCAAGCTCTGCCAACATCATTTATACTGCTAAATGGCAATATACCATATGGTGCATTGCTATAATCTGAAATTAATCCATCGACCGGTTTTCTAATTGGGTTTGACCTATCTTCCTTTAAAATGTATGTAAAATACAAGGTTATGGGTTCAGATGGAATGGGAAATATGGTTAATTTATTATTTCGTAAATCAAAACTATACGCAGATTTTCTTATTTCATCATTGAATTCTATTGCTTGGATTCTAAGTAAATCATAATAAACAGGCATTAACATAAACTGAACACCCGTTGAATAGGGCCCAAATCCGAACGCATCTAAAAGTGCCTGATTACCTAAATACGGATCAAAAAATCTAGATGATGCTGGTACCCTATAGTGAAATATCCGCTTGACTTCAACCGTACCGTCTGGCTCGTAGATATCATTGAACAGGGTTTTTAAATCATAGTTTTGAACATCTGGTTGTAGTTGTATGGAGCCAGTTTTAAAGTCAATTTCTCCACCAACTCCAACTTCTTGTCCATATTCATCTGCAATTGAAACTAGTCTTCCTAAATTTGCATTTACAAGTTTTCCGGATAAATTTGAACCGGTAGATGCACCTTGTAAATTTAACATATTCTGACGTATATTAAATTGATTTACTTGGCTCGTGTATTCATATACTGCCTCTTCAAAACATGCATAGAAATTAACTGGTTGTAATTCCACATCAACAATTGGATATCCAAGTCTAGTTGCAGCCCATTTTGCAGCTTTGTCGATTTGCTGTGTAAATATAGCTTCATCGTCATAAAATCCAAAGGGCGTGTCTCCTGGAGAAAAGCTAGATGATCCGGGCCATATTGGAATTACTACCATAATAAATCTCTCGTATTAAATAATTAACTACTAGTATAAATATTATTTTTTTCTTTAATATTTTTAGTTATTGTTTATTTTGTCGGTATTTCTTCAAAATAAGATAATAATTGTTCAACAATTGGATGTCTGTGATTTTTCTTTAATTCATATACACCGATACCAGATATTGTATCTTTCATATTAAATAAATGAGGAAATCCACTGTCTTTTTTATTTTTTAAATCAGTTTGGGTACTATCGCCACATATTATCATTTTTGAATGCATGCCCAATCTTGACACAATCATTTCCATTTGAGATCGTGTAATATTTTGTGCTTCATCTACTATTACACACGAATTTACAAATGTTCTACCTCGCATAAAACTTATAGGAGCTATTTCTAATTTATCCTCTCCTATTAGTTTTTCAACCTTTTCTTTTCCGGCAAGCATATACATATTTGCATGAATTGGCGCAACCCATGGATTCATTTTTTCTTCCATACTACCCGGCAAAAATCCAATATCTTCGTTTGATACAGTTGGCCGTGTTATTATAATTTTGTCTATTTCTCGGTAAAATAAATATTCAAGTGCTATCTGACAGGCCAAAAGTGTTTTACCAGAACCAGCTTTCCCCGTTATTATAGAAATTGAATCATTTAATATAGATGCTTTAGCATCTTTTTGTTCTTCATTTAAAGACAACCCAAATTTTATTTTATTTTTTAACTGTTTTCTTCCTTGTTTAATACCAAACTCCTTTCCAAAATTAGTTTCAAAATCAGCAAATTCGCCATCAATAACATTGGTATTGTTTATCATAAAAAATCCATTATTATAAGAAGATTAGTTTAAAATAAATATCAAAAAATAGTGATATAATATGAGTTATAAAAATAAAAATGGGTAGCATTTCTGCTACCCATTTATTTCTTCTATCTAATGATAGATTAGATGTCGCCCAATGAATCGATTTGGATAAGACCATAGAATTCAGGACGAACAATTTTCTTTGCATAGCGAGTCATTACGCCTTTACGTGGTGTAAAGGTATCTGGATCGTATACAAGCGGTGTCATGATCAATGGCACATATGGGGCATAGACTGCGCCTGTTTCAAGGAACTGTGATCCACGATAACC